AAATATGAATTAATTTTAGTTAAAAAAGAATTTTCAAATGCATTAAGAGAATCTAATATGGAAGTTTTATAATAAATAAAATCTTTATTTAAACTTTTGAGATTTTTAAACTCCGTATTAGTAATTTTATTTATATTTTCATCTTTTGTTTTTAAAGGTAAAATTCTAATTTCTTCTCTAGATGGTGAAACTTCTTGTATCCAAACTCTTGTTAATTCGTTTTCACTTCCAACTTTCTTTTTTACAAAATTAATATTAACTTTAAGAATTCCATTTGTAAATCCTAAATCATTTAATAATTTTTCAATATTGATGGCAACTTCTTTCTGTCCTTGTTTGTTTGTAATATTATAAAGATAGTTTTGAATATCACCCTTTTTAATATAGGCAACATTATTTCCAGACTTTTGTGGTAATAGATTATTATTGATATCATAAACCGATACCTCCATAACATCATATTTACCCATACCGAAATCGGATTTCTCTATTTCATTTTTGGATAATATAAATAAATCTTTGTCATCAATAAACTTACCCTCATTGGTTGAGTTATTGTTGATTAAATCTAAGTTTGTATATTTTTTAATACTCATAATCTATTTTAATTTAAAAACCATCGTAAGATTTAGGATGTGCAATCTTTAATGCAGTCCTAAACGATTTCGTTTCAGATGTACCATCGGCCCTATCTACTGTTATTGTAAGTGCAGCATTATAAAATGTTGTATTATCTCTCTTACCATAACTTGTATTTTGTGGTGTTGCAACAAACGCGATTTCTTCGGTTGCACCCGGAGATATTTGAAAATTAGACTTAGGAATGGAAAACCATCTTTGATTTTTATCCCATGTTGCATTTATTTTAATGGTTACCGGTTCTAAATCATTATTAATTATTTTTAAATTTTCACCATTAACCCATTGTTTAGCATCATCTCTTGCATTCTTAATTTTATAAGACATTACCGGGTCAGTTTGTGAACCTTTAGGTGTAAAGTTTACGGTTACTATTTTATTGATAATAGTACCACCCTGCCCTTGTGCAGCTGTTTCTAAATCTTTTTGTTGCCTTACTGCACCTAACTGAGCTTGTAATCCTTCTATGATTGCATTCAATGAGTTTATTTGTTGAATCAATGCTTCAATCTGTGCTTTAAATCCTGTCTTTTGTGATTGCAATGATGCTCTTAAAATACTTTCTTCTACCGACTTTTGTAATGATGTTGCAATCTGACCAGCAAAATCGGTTATTGTTGCATTTAAAGTTTCAATTTGATTAACCAACACATCATTGATTTGTTCTATACTTAATCTATTATTTATTTCAGTTTGAACCTGCGATTCTAATGCCGATATGGTAGAATTAAGAACTACTATATCTGCATTTAATTTTCTAACTACTTTTCTTAAATCTTCATTTTCTACAACCTTTTCGTTATATACGGGCCTAGGAACTAAATCTAAATTTTTACTTGGTATATTTGGTAGTAATTCTTTAACTTCAACATCTACTGCTTTTACCAATTCTTCGGTATCATATTTATCCTTTGTTAAACCTTTGAATATCAAAGACGATGCAACATTAGAATCATCCACCACATTAACTCCATATTCATTTCTACTAATAGCATCGGAACCAGAGACACTTAAAATTGATTCTAATTTTTTGTCTTTCTCTTCCTGTAACTTTATCGATATTGCTTCTAAATTAGTCATTTATTAAACTATTTCAAATGTTAATTTTTCATCTATAATAGTAGATATTCCACTTTCTATTATTTCCAATTTTAATAAATAAGTTCTATTCATTGGTAATGTATTCAAATCCATAACAAAATAATTTGAAATAGAATCACAACTCAATTTAGTATATTGTCCAAAAGGAAATATTATTTCACCTGTTTTATAATCTTCTAATTGATAATATGTAGTGATTGGTAAATACTTTGTTTGGTCGTATGCAAATGTTGTTCCAAATGATTTTAGAGGAAACATATCTCTACCTTTAACTCTAACTTTTATTTTTTGGTTTTGTGGATATTCTTTTTTCAAATTAGTAACAATAACTTTATAATCACCATCGGATACCGAACCTGTTACCGGAGATAATCCAGTTGTTACAAACGATTGGTCATCCCAAACCAATTCTAATTTTGGTTCATATATTGTATTTGTTTCTTTTGAAAAGAATTTTAATAAACCATAATCTAAATCATCGTTTTCATTTTCCAATCCATGATGAACAATCATACCATTATTTGGTAACGAACCACTAACCCATAAATTGATTATATTGGTTACATCCATTCTAATATCATCCGGTTCGTAGTTAAACGATTGTGATGCAGACCCACTTAAATACCAAGTACCACCCTCAGCGTTTGCAGAACCGGTTGTTCCGGGTGTAAATTCGGCAGTACCTCCTATTACATTATCTTGCCAACTATCAATACCATTTCTATATTTCCAACTAACACCATCTGATGTTATATTATCAAATTTAGTACCAGTTCCCATTGTCCAACTTTGAGAAATTGCATTTCCATAAATTGTATATTCTAATGGAATTTCTTCTGCATTTGCAGACTTTAAATTTAAAAATACTTTCCAACTGCCTGTTATATTGTTTTCTGAAATACTTGATGATATTTCATTTACATTAAATTTTAATAGCGTTCTACTTATATCTTTGGTAGAACCATAATAAAGTTTACCAACCTCTAATATCTCATCCCTACCGGCGTTTTGGTCAGGTTGTTGTAAGTAAATACTGGCATCGTATGATGATGTAAAAAATTTATGCATTATAAGGCCCTCCCTTTGATGTCTTTTGTTGGATACTTAACTTCGAATACACATGGGTCTAAAGATGGATATACAATCTTACCTTTGGTTGCTTCGTCTATATTGTATCTATTTGTTGAATAATTTCCGTCACCACCACATAAATTTGAAATTTTTACAGATGGAACACTCATAACACCTTCTACATTTGCAAGTATCAATTCTATTTCTGAAATATTAATTGGTTTATTAAATGTCCAATTATCAATTTGAAAATATCTTTGAACTTCTGCTAAACAATTTGTAAGAACTTCTCTTTTATTATAATTTGAATAAGTTATAATTTCAAAATCAACTCCAATGTTTACTACAAACCCATTCATAATATTAACACCATCTGTTAACATTCTATATTCTCCTAAATAAGTTTTAAGATTTTGTTTAACTGCCTGATTTAAGTTGGTTAATTTTTTATCTTTATCATAACCCAAAACATACATATTAATTGCGAATGGATTATTTACTTCACTAATTGATGTATTTTTTTGACTAAGATATTTAATCAATTCTTTTTGAATATCTTGCTTTGATAATCCTTTAATAGATTCTACTAAATTTGCAAATTCTGTAATATTTTTTGGATTTGCAAGTATAGATGCGGGACTATTGTTATCAATTTCACCATCTGGACTAACATAGACTTTTGCAATACTACCATATCTTTCTGGCATTGACATTGCTCTTACTATATAATCTTGTCTAGTTACTGCTCTATTTTGTGAACCAAATGTTGCTAATGCATTTTGTCTAATTTCTTCAATTGATTCCGAATCTCTACCGCCAGTTGCAGCTTCTAAATTCTCAACTGCCACCGATGATTTTATATCATTATATGCTGCTAATTTATCATCGGTAATTGATAACAAATCATCTTCGAATTCTATTAATCTAATTGTTGTTAAATCTCTTTGATTTATATTTGACTGAACACCACCACCCACTAAGTATTTTATAGTAAGTTGTTTATTTGCAGGTGCAACTCCAAATGTATTTGTTTTTAAAAAATTAGATGGGTCAATTCCCTGATTTAACCTATTAATTGAATTTGCTAAACCCAATCCAACATTTTTTGAATTTGGTAATATAACTTCATCCGATAATTTAACATCACCACTTCCAAATTGTAAATCCATTGTATTGTCTGAATTTACTTTTACACTAAATCTATATGGAACTTTTTTAATTTCTAAAATATATGGAACAACCGATGATGATGTGTAGAATTCACTATTATACTCCGTATTTGGTTTTTCTATAAAAATACTCTCTTGTGCTAAATAAGGAACTTCATAATACTTTATATTATCATTATCCGTTACAGATGTAATTTGTATTATATTTGTATCAGAAAGGGTTGCAGTAGGATAGTCGGTATCATCACCAAATGTAATCGTTGTTGAAATTTCTTGAGCAGATATTGCTTTGATTTTTTTACTTACTAAATATCTGGATGGTATTCCTATATCATTTCTTTCAAAAACTTCTATCTCTCTACCAACCGGTGATGAAAAATCAACAACATCTACGGTTCTAAATATTATTGAAGAATTGGTAGTTGATTCAACCTCCATACCATCTTTAATTCTTAAATAAAAACTCTCATCCGGCCCATTGTTAATTCCCGATAGGTTATTGGATGGAACCAATTGATATACCGTTAGTTCGGTAACTGCGGGCGATGTAACCTTTGGTTTGTATCCCATTTGTTGTGCCAATGCCATTACATTCTTTCTTTCCGTTGCGTAGGACAACATGGATTCTTTTAATTGAACATCTTGGTAGAATGATAACATATCACCTATTGCAGCTGCCTGGTCTATGAATATACTACCAGGTGAAGCCTCAGAAAAATCAGAATATTGATTTGGAAAATATGTTTTTGTAAAATCTATAAGGTTTTGCTTTAATGTTGCAAAATCTTTACCAACATATGATAATTCTTTAGTTCCTATATTATTTAAAGGTTTAATCGCCATTATTAATTATTTACATTTACTTGTAGTGTGTCTGATAAATTTGGATTTGATGCTAATGAAAATTTTATATCCAAAAATAATTTATTATTGTCAATATCAATATCATCGTAATCAAATACTATTTCATTTATCGTTATATATGGCATCCAAATTGAAACTGCTTCTAATATTACACTTTCAATTCTGCTTTCAATCAATTCACCATCAATTTGTTCAAATAATATCTTCCATATATCACATCCAAATTCTGGTTCCATAATTCTTTCACCTTTGTGAGTTAGAATTAAATTTTTTAAAGAATCTTTGGCCTGAGTTAATGTAGTATAATTAACAGCAAAAATGCCATTAGAATCCGATGTTCTATTTACACCAATCCCTAATACTTTATAATTATTTTGTGTTAAGTCGGTAACATTAACTTTACCAAGTTCTATTGCCATTTATTAAAATCTTTTAACTAATTCTCTATAATCTCTCGTCAATGCTTTTATTGTAGCATCTTGTAATCCATCTCCCGTTGATTCAAAATTTGGAACATTTGATGGTATATTTACATCTCTAAAATCCATAGTTTCCCACTCACTCTCATCAACTCTTAATTCTGGCTTAATCATATCTAATACACTACCAACTGCCTGTGCACCCTCTTTTCTTTGTTCTGCAGTAAATGGTTGAGTCATATTCAAAATCTCATTAATCATTGGGTCTTTTGAAAATTCCCTTTGAGGTTGTTGAGTTCTTTGTTGAATGGGTTGTTGTTTTTTAATAGGTGTAGAGGTAACTTCCGTCATTTCTTTTAATGATGGTGTTGGTTTCTTTTGTGAGTTCAATGTAACCGCACCAGATTTGATAAGCTTAGTTATTTCTTCTTTAACTTGTTGCTTAACTTCGTTTTTAACAACTTCTTTAATTAAAGTTAGTAAAATTTCTGATTTCATGATAATTGTTTATATATGTTTTAGTAATAAATATTTGATTTAATAATTTATCCAATAACTTTATATCCAGTCCAATTTAATATCGCAGGTGCGGGTGGAGTTGGTGGTGGATATTGTGCCAGTACTGTGAATGTTCCTGATAGTGTGCTCAAATGTATATTTGCGGAATTTATAAAAGCGTCTAAAAATGTATTAGAGTTTACATTTGGTAAAACAGGTAATGGTGTCCATTTTCCAGTTGATATTACCAAACCATTTAATGTTGTTATATTAGAAATAGCACCAATTGCAGGAATTATTGGTGGTATTTTTGAAAATTCAACACCTACCCAATAAGAAATTACTGCAGGGCCGATTGAATCTAATAATGTTGTATTATTGGATAATTGGGTTTGTTGTATAATACTTAATAGAGTCTTTTCCATTAAAACCGTATTACCTTTGATAACCGATACGTTATTTATGGTATCTCCACCGGTTCTAATAGCCAAATCATATGATTCTGTAAATTGTTTTGCAAATTGATTTACATCACTCCCATATGAGTATGATTGCATACCAACTAATAATTGTGATTTGAAAATAGACCAACTCATTATTTACTTAAAAAATTAGTAGATGATAATAAATCATTTAGTTTACTCTTAATAGATGTAAATGTAGATGCATTTTCAGGAGAAATTTTAGAGGGGCCCGATGGTGTTAAGTATTGTTGTTGGTTTATTGCATCAACCAATTCTCCCATTAATTTTACCAATTCACCACCCAATACCATTTTTTGTACGGATGCACCGGCACCACCCTCACCTGTATTTTTACCCAAATATACTTTTCCATTTTCTGAATTAAGAAATATTTGATTTGAACCAGCGGTGTGTAATGTTATATTTTGTTTATTATGTATATAAACTTCTTTTTCCGCATCTATTGAATAATTTCCATCAGTTATCACACCGGTATTTCCTTTTCCAAATATAATAAACTCCGATGCTTTTGCTGATAAAACTACTCTATCGGAATTTACAAATAATTGATTACCTGTTAGTTTTTCTGAATTAGGATATTCTTTAAAACCGACTTTGGTTTTATTTATATTTTCTTTAAATGGTACTTTTATTTTATTTGATGTAATATAAATTGATGTACCATCTTTATTTATGTCCTCATCAACTAATTCACCAATTTTTTTAGAATCTAAATCTGGATTTTGTTTATTACGAATGAATATACCAGGTGATGATGTTTTACCATCTTCCGTCAAATGTAATTCACTAAATCGAATCGTATTACCAACTCTACCGCTTATTATGGTATCACCTTGTTTTGGATTTAAAAATTTAATTTTTTCGTTTATCTCATAACCTATATCATTCTTTTTAGTTTTACTAGAATTTGTTGAACCACCGGTTTTTGCTGAATTGGATAATGATTGTCCTGATTTGGAATCTCCCTGTGTATCGACCGGTCTAGTTGCTGTATAGGTTATTTCATCTCTTCTATAATTTGAATATGGTGTATTAGTGTATGGTAACCAAAAAGTTTGATTAAACATTTTAAGTATAACAACTGTTTCACCTTTTATTGGAAATGTAAAATTATTTTTATCAAATGGAAATGCGTAATCTTCTACTTCAAAGGTATCTTCGAATTCGTAAGTTATTGCACCATACATTCTAGCATCTAAATCTGAAAAATCTTTATTTTCGTTATGTATAGAAACTACATCATCTTCATCTTTTTTGAAAAATGCAGAATTTGTAGGATAAACATGATTGACAATAGCTAAAAATGAGTTTACTTCGGTCATTACAATTTAGTTTTAATTTCTTCTATTTCTATTTGTATATCTGTCATTTTCTCTTTAGCTTTCTCTTCAACCGCATTTATAGTATCTTCCATATCAGCGAGCAATTGTTCTTTCTCACTTTCACTTAACCAACCATCTTCACCAATACCCTTCGCCTCAGCAGCTGCAAGTCTTTGTGCAATGGTTGCAAGTTTAATTAAGTGGTCATCATTCTTAACTGATACCTCAATTAAATCTTTTATAATAGGAGCAATTACAGTTGCTTCACCAACATTACGGATTAATTTACGAAGCGACTCAATCAAATCCGAAATATTTTTCTTTTTGTTTTGTTGATTTTCGTATATATCTTTGAATAATGATGATAGATTTTTACCATCAAATAGTTGAAATTCGGTTGCCATATTGTTTTGTTTATCTACTAATAATTATTTAGTAATCAAAAATTTACCCAATACCAAATAATCCATATCACAATTATTAAATGTCCAAAGTGCTTTTTCCGGGTCATTTGTCATTGTATGGTCTTTTAAGTTAAATGATGTATTCAGCAGAATAGGTGTTCCTGTTAGTTTTTCGAAAGCCTTTAATAAATTATAGTAAAGTGGATTATCCTCCCTTTTAAGTGTCTGTATTCTTGCCGAATTATCAATATGGGTTACTGACGGAATGTTTACTTCACTTTTAACTTTTACAATCTGATTCATATATGGTACATCTTCTTCTGATATAAAATATTTTTGATAATCTTCATGAGTTACCGATGGAGCAAATGGTCTAAACATCTCTCTTTTTTTGACAACCTTATTAATTCTATCTCTAATATCGGGTAAATGTGGGTTACCTAATATAGAACGATTACCCAATGCTCTTGCACCGAATTCAGTTCTACCTTGAAACCACCCAACTATATTACCATCGTTAATTAATTTTGCTACTTCATCACACAACATATCCACACTTTCATACATTGTAATACTATTACCACGTTGTCTTTTTTCTAAAATAATTTCAAGCAAATCCGAAGTATTCCAATCTTTACCTAAATATGGAGATTGATTATCACCACCCTTTATTTTAGGATTACCTAATGTAATATGCCAATGATACAAACATGCACCAATTGCAGAGCCTGCATCCGATGGAGCAAATGGAATCCAAACATTCTTAATTGAAGTATATGTTTTTATTTTACCATTCGCTGTTCCATTATATGCACAACCACCACCCAATACTAAATTTTCACATTCCCAAATATTAGTAACTCTATTAATAAGAAAATATAAAGCACTTTCATACCAACGTTGTAATGATGCTGCTAAATCTTTATGATGTTGTTCGATGGGTTCATCTTTAAAACGTGGAGGGAATCCAATTAAATGTATTAATTTATCACTAAACATATCATTATCGGATGTATGCCATGTAAAATAAGACATATCCATTTTTACAATATCAATTTCACCACCAATCGTTGCAACCTTATCAAATATGGTATGATATCGTTGTTTATTACCATATGGTGCCAACCCCATTACCTTATATTCTCCTTCGTTTGGTTTAAATCCCAAATACGCAGTAAATGCTGAATATATCAATCCTAACGAATGAGGAAATTGTAGAGTTTGTATTTTATGAAATCCGTTACTATCACACATTGTAGCATATACCGAATGCCTTTCTCCGACACCATCAATTGATAATCCAATTGCTTTGTCAAATGGTGATGTATAATATGAAAGTGCTAAATGCGATAAATGGTGATGTGTATAAGTAACAACTCCATCATACCCAATTGATTTTAATATTTTTTTCAAATTACCTTCGGTTTGATACCACCTTTTATTAAATTCTCTCCATTTTTTAGGATATCTCAAACCACCCCACTTTCCAATAGTTTCTTTAACTCTTTGATATTTTAATTTTGGTTCTTCATACCAACAAACCATATCAATTTCATCAATGGTTATTTTTGAATATTCCAAACACCATTGAATTGCTTTAAACGGAAAAGAACTATCATGTTTAATTCCAGATAGTTTCTCTTCTTCAATAGCACATATTACTTTACCATCTATTACGATTGTCGCAGCTGAATCGTGGTAAAATCCTGATAAACCTAATTGTATCATACTTAAATTTTTATATCACCATATTTGTCATATTCATTATATAATTCCATTTGTCTTTCTTTCATTTTATTGACAACTTTAGTTATATAATGAGTTGGATGGCCTGTCATTTCTCTTATAAGTAAATATAGTGATTTTTTATTAAAGTTTTCTATATATTCTGCTCTTCTAAATAATTCCAGTACCGAATCTGCAATCTGTAAATCTCTTTTCTTTGGAAAGTAATTCTCTAAATGTTTGTCCCAATATTGTAACATTCTAACATTGAAAGTTTTAAATTCATCATTCCTTTCTTCTTCTCTAAAATTATTTTCAGTATCAAATGATTCAGGCAAACCAGACATTATATCCGTATCCTTATATCTTTTATAGTTTGCATTGTTATTTAAAATAAGATAGTTTCTTGCAACAATAGTAAAATAAGAAAATGCCTTGCCTTTACCACTTTTGTACATATGTATTTTTTCAATCATAAATGCAACTACTTCCGACATAACATCTCTCGGGTCATCATCAAAATAAGTAAACTTCCATTTATTATAAACTATTTCTGCAAGTTTATCAAATGCAGATGCAATTCTTTCTCTATATAACCTATCTTTTATAGATTGGTCATCGGTTGCATTATATTCAATTATAGCATCTTCTGTATCTTTTGTAAAATATTGTCTATTCGGGCCCCTTTTCTTTCTCTTAGTTACTGCCATTTTGTTTTGTTTTGAATTTTTCAATAGTTTCTTTAATTTGATAAAATATAGAACCTACTTCATCATCCTTCTCAAACATTTCACGATTATCTATCAATCTTAATGCTTCCAGTAATGCTTCGTTTCTTTCCAACTCGGTTTGTAAAAATGTATCATTTTCTTCAATGATATCTTCATATTTCTCCAACTTATTAAGTAAATTGTAGACTGCAAATAATAGTGCAACTACTGATACTGATAATATTGATATTATTGTATATAACATAATTAAACGATTTCGTATCCTTGTAAAAAATAATTGTTTGCTTTTTTATACTTAACTTCCACTAATTCACCTGCTGGAGATTTCATAACAATTAAATCATTTCTACCATATGTTTTTCTTTTAACAACCTGAGTATTATAAACTCTATCTTTAATTGTTATTCCATCTAAGTGGTCAATCTCATGCTGAACAACCACCGTCATCATAGTTTCCTTTGAAATCGACTCATTTCGTTTGTCTCCATCTGGATTAATTTCAAAGGTTAGTTCACCCAAATTGTCAGTATCTACAACAATTTTAGAAGCTCTAATTGTTCTAATTGGTCTTTCAACGGTTGTTGGAATTGATAAACATCCTTCATAAAAAAGAAATCCTTCTTTTGATTTTTCTTTGATAACCGGATTTAATAAAAATAATTCTTCATCACCAAATTTAATTAAACATGCTCTTTTTTTAATACCCAATTGAGTTGCAGAAATGCCTAAACCTGGATATAACTTCATACCATTTTCTAATTGCTCTCTTAATATGTCGGCATCTTGTTGTGTAATTTCCGTTTTGGCAGTGGGTGTTTTTAGATATTCTCTAAATTCTTTTGTTTCTAATCCTAATTGATTTTTGTCTACTATTAATTTCATTTTTTATTTTTTTAATCCGTATTTTATAAATTTATACCATATTCTCTCATGTAAGTAATATTGGATGGGTTTGTATACTAATTCTGCCACACCAAAAGCTGCTCCCACTTTGATATCATCACTTACCCACCACATTATACCAAATCCAATAAGAGTTGATATAACACGATAAGAAATGGTTTTAGCAATGTGTCGTTTACGCTCTACTATCATTTTCCGTATCTATATTGTAAACAATCACATCTCCGTTAGAGTCTATGTATTTTTTCCTAATTGCAGTTCCACTAATTTCTTCAATATTTTTTGGTGGTGCATGGTAAATAACTTCATAACCAACTGCTCTACCATAATTTACACTTTCAATATCTGGAATAATTGATAATAGAATTTTATCCCAATTTTGAGTAAAAAATGGTTCTTTTTGTAATTCTTGTAATACTTCTTGAGCTGATTTAGGATTTTGTTCATCCTTTTGTACATCTCTAATTGCAACCCAACAATTTTTTCCTTTTTCTAATTGTTGATTGATTAACCATTCATGTCCTTTGTGCCATGTTTGCCATCTTCCGATGAATAATGCATATTTTTTCATAAATTATATTTTCGTATTTGTAATATACGAAAATAATTCTAATTTACCAAATATTAGTAAGTTTTAATATTATCATCCTCACTTCTTAATCTAGATAATTCTCTAACCGTACCACCTTTACTGGATAACCAATAATTTACCGCTTTGGGATTATTTATCCATAATTTTCTATTATTCCATGGAAATTCAGGATGCATCCATTCCTCCCATTTTAAATTCCCAATATCAGATGTAGCATCGTCCACAACATCATTAGACCCAATAGGTTCAGTTTCATTTTTTTCGTTAATCTCATTTTTTTCAGTTTCATTAACAATATTTTCTTCTAATTTTGGTGAATTTTTTCCACTATCATAGATTTTTCGTTCTTCTATGTCACCATAAACTTCATATAATCCCATTTTTTGATTATTTTCGGTAATTTCCGATAAAAGTTCTTCTCTTGTTTTCTTTTTTGGTAAAATTAAACCATTAAATGCGATAATCAGTGCAACTGCTAATGGGTCAAACACAATTACAATCAAAAATATGAAGAATTTTACAACATTTTTCAATTCCATGCCAAATGCCTCTGCAATAAATCGAAATCCACCCACTTCTTTTTCCAAATCTAAATTTGAGGTCTTAATTTTGTTAATTTCTTCGTTATTTTTAGCATTTTCGGTTTGTAAAACTTCAATTTTTTTGTTAATTTGAGCAGTTTGTCTGTCTTTTTGGTCAATTGAGCGTAAAAGACGAGAATTTACCTTACCTTTATCTAAAATTGTGTTTTGAGTTGAGGATAATTGCCCTAATTGTGTGTTTAATTGATTGATTTGAGCAGTATTTTGCTCAATTTTTGTGGTGTAAACCAAAATTTCTCTATCTACCTGTTGTAATTTGAGGGATTGGGATTGGAATGCGTTTGAAAGATATCCAAAAATACCCGCCGATGTGATTAACATCAATAATGCTACCGCAGATGTCAAATACCATTTATTAAATCCCTTAATAGTATCCCACTCTTGTTTAAGATATGTTGCTGCAACTAATTTTGCAACTTCCAGTGCGCCGGCCATTACCATAACCGATACCGCTGCTCCACTAAATAGAACACCCAAACCTGTTACGGAGAAGTAAGCTGCACATCCGGCAATAATTAGTGCAGAAAATCCGACTAAATATTTAAGCCAATTCATTTATCTATTGATTCTGGTTAATTCTGCAACACGCTCTACAATCTTTCTTGCATCTTCTAATGTAGTATGTGCTTCGGATGGTGTCATATTTTGTGCACCAGTAATTCCGTTTTGTAAAATCCTTAATTTTCCGTCTAAAGATTCTAATAACATTTGTATTTTTTCGTTGTATATCATAGTAATAAATATTTGTTTATAATAAAAAAGGTAGAAGTGTTTAATCTCCTACCTTTTCAATATACGAAAAATAACTCAATTAACCAACTTTAGGGGTTAATTTTTTTGGTTTGGACTCTTCTTTTCTTTCAATAGTAATTAAGAGAATACCATTTTTAATTTCAGCTTTTGCTTTTTTACCATCGAAGTTTTTACCTACGGTAATTCTTTCTTCGATATCTGAAATTAATTGATTGAAAGGATTTTCTTTGTCCTCTTGTGTTTTTTTAGCTTTGATTTCAATTTTGTCCTCAAAGCAATTAATTTCAATATCCTTTGGGTCGTGACCAATAACGGATAGTGCTAATGTTGCAGATTCATCTTTAATGTCTACTGCGAATTTTGAAGGAACATATGTTGTTGTTTTTGGTGTATCAACTCTAAAAAGTTCTTCAATCAATTTGTCAAATTCAATCATGTACATAATATAAATGTTTTTTAGTTAATAATACTCTACATAGTCCAATTACTATACCAAAGTACGTTTATTGACAAAATGTCATTAAATTATGTTATCTTGTCTTTCAATGATTGTAGACATATGGTCTGCCCAATGCATAATAAATTGAAGTTTGTAAACTAATTGTTTCTTTAAATCGTGACCGGCTAAATATTTTTGATTATCTTCATCATACATACCATCGGTAAGTTTTATTGCAAAATATTCTTTTTCATTATATTGAATACCATAGTGGTTCAATGTAAAGAATGTTCTATCAGTTAAACTCATATATGGTATCTTTTCATTACGAACAAATAAAGTTCCGTATTTCTTTTGAGACCATTCTTCTTGGTTTGGTAAATAATGTAATTCACCTTTAACACCCAACTTTCCTAAATCGTGATGTAGACAACTAAATATCAATTCTTCTTCGGTGAAATCAATCTCTCCACCTTGCGATACGAACAGGTCTCTCATTTTAAGAGCGTTCTTACATACATTAAAGATGTGGTCTATATACCCACCTATATATGCGTTATGATAGTGTTTTGAGCCAGATGCGGCAGATAGTGTAAGATTGACACCCAACTCTTCTTCGGAATACATATGGAGTAATTTCTCCAATCTTTCACCTTTAAAATATTTTTTGATTATTGCAATAAACTTATCGTAGTTTTGCTTTAATTCTTGTTCTGTCTTTTGTTTCATCTTTTAGAGTTTAATTGTTTATAATACTCCAATATACGACAAATTTTTGACATTACCAAATTTAAATTAACGTAGTTTTAATCGGTTGAACATTATCTGGTAAATAATTTCTAAAATTTTTATATATGTGACCAAATAACATTTTAGAATATTCAGCATTGTGTTTCGGCCCCGGATGTTTTTTATCGACACCAACATCTCCAAACGGAAACCCATATGTACCATCATATCTATTAAATTCATTTATATCAGTTGGAATTTCAGACCAACCATTCCACAACCAATTACAATTTTTTGATTCTAAAAAATATTTTATCAATAAATGATTTTTATACCAATTTACCAAATCTTCATTATCATTTTGTAATTGTGTTTTTAATGATTGGATTTCTCTACCATCATCAGTATCTTCTAAGTAACCCCATCTGTGTGTTGCCATAAATGGTTCTATTCCACCACTTTTTGTAAATACTTCTCTTCTATGTGGTGATGTATACATTATTAAAACTAAATCAGGTTTAATTAAATCATAGTATGTAAGTAAACATCTACTAATATAATCATTACTTCTACCACCCATTCCAAAATTATTATTAACACCATTTGGTATATATTTACTAAATAAGTGGGGCCAGGTTTCATTATCATTTACACCAACTCCCTCTGTATTAGAACATCCAATTGACATAATTTTAAATCCTTCTTTATGAATGGAATCTCCCCTAAATCCAATTTCATTATATGTGTAATTACATAATCCAGTTTGGTCACCACCTGATTTAGTAAAAGACGTATTAACCCTGTCGGATAAGTGCCATTTATATGATGATACTTCAAAATTATCAATTGTCCAATATTTTAAAATCTTATTCAATTGTAATAAATTTAAATAATTCTTTCTTTTCCATTTCTATATTTTAATGATTTATCCATTAATTCCAAATACTTTGGTACTTTTATATTTAATAAATTTTGAATTTTTTTAATATCTTCACCCGTTTCATATAATCCTTCATAACTTATTATAATATTTAATTTTAATTGTTTAATTTTAAAATTTTGTATTGCAATCTTTTTTGATAATTTTTCTAATTCAATTTCGTTTTCTTTCAACCAACTATCACCTACCTTATATGGAGAATGCCATCTATTCATCTGTGAAGCTTTTAAATTACTTATCGCACAATCATATGTGTTTTCTCTTATTAAACCTATTGTAATTTTATCTCCTGGTATTTTATCTAAATCTTCTGGTTCTAATTTTACAACGTATTCATCCTTTAAAAAATTTATATTTTTATATATCCAATTATGATTTTTATTAAAAGGTTCGTGTATATATTTTACATTAAATTCCTTTGACAACCAATTTGCAAAAGTTGTACCACCACATCTACTATATGACAATATGCAAATATTCATTATAACATATTGTAATTTTTATTAAAAAATTGTTTTATTGGATTTATTATAAGATTTATTTAAATCCAATTTAGAATAGACTCCCCCCAATACTACTCTTTCTCTTGTTGAATTTGGGGCCAATGTTGGTGTGTGTAAAAGGTGTGCAGGAAATATTATAACATCACCCTCTTCAGGTAATATTTTATGAATAACTCCATCGGTTGTTTTAAATAAAAGATACCCTTCATCATTTTTTAAATTATCCGGCATTTGCAAATAAAAAGTATATACCCATTCATTTTTTAAAAAGGGTATTTGTTTATTTTGAATGTGGTTGTGAAAAAAAATATCACTGGTATTTTTATCATTTACATAAATCCAGTTATCTATATAACACGCACCCACTTCATTTACAGAAATGGTTTCAATAAAATCAATACATTGCTTTTTTAAATCATTAATTTCTTTAGAGTATATCATTAAAATACTTTGTTTTCCAGAAAATAATGTTTCATTGGTTTTTGTACCACTACTAAATTCAAAATTTTTTTGAAATTGTTTTAATAAAATATTTTTATTATAATTTAAAACTTTGCCAATATATACACTTACATCATCATTTAATATTAAATGCTTCATATTATATTAAACTTT